CCCAGTCTGTGTTTATTTCATTAACCGAAGAAGAAACAATCCTAATTACCGCAGAAACGAAAACGATGGAAGACGAAGACAATATGGAGAAGGAAAGTTCCGCTATTGAATTAGTTCCGGTGGCGGGAGCGGCCGCAGCAACAAACAATCAATACGACGAAAAATACAAATATTTATTATCATAAAATTGATTATTCATACTTATTTTTATTATTATAATACATAAAGTATCGAGGTTTCATATTTTCGATTAAGTAAAATGGTTCGAAATCTTGGAGGCGGCGACCGAATGAAGCATATGGCGAGAAAGCACGTAAACGGTGCAAAAAATTCGCAATCAAAGATATTAAGAACGTCAACTTGCTCAGACGAGATCTATAGTTATGTTACAAGGATCTTGGGTAATGGAATGTGTCTTGTAAAGGGAATCGACGGATATGAGCGGTTGTGCCAGATTCGTGGAAAATTTTCTGGTAGATCAAAACGAGAAAATACATTAGTAGTAGGAACATGGGTTTTAGTTGGATTGCGACAGTGGGACGCAGAAAAGGAGTTTGCAAGTAAGCAGACAAAAACCTCGACTAAAAAGATCCAAAAGTGTGATCTGCTTGAGATATACACTCCAGGAGAAAGAGAGAAGCTACGAGTTCAAGAGAAAATATTTCAGGACGTAGCCTCAGAGAATAGTGATGACGAGTTTCAATCGAAGAATACTGTAGAATTTAAAGATCAGGCCACACTAGAATATCAAGAAATAGTTGAACAGGGCGGAACACTTTCAAGAATGAAAAAGTCGAGCTATAATAATATGTACGATGATATTTCAGATTCTGACGACAACGAGAGCGACCGCGACGACGACAGCAACGACGAGAGTGACGACGAGAGTGAATCAGGAGAAGACGCACCCACACCCGCACCCGCACCCGCACCCGCTGCAGTAGAAACATATTCTCATAGTCACAAGCCATCATCGTCTATGCAAAAGAAATCATACGATTTTCAAACAGAAGATGTGAATATTGATGACATTTAATGAACGTTATCTAATCTAATCTTCGTGTAATAAAATAGTAATAGACGCGATTCCATGAAATAAATTCAAGGTAGGTGTAAAAAATAATGTTTGAAGAGAAATGATATTTGAATATTCTTTTAAATTTGAATATTCCGTCGAATCATTATAATCAAGATCATCGGATAACGACGCTAAATATGATGCAACCGATTTAACATCTTCCTGAACCTGAAATGAATAATGCAGTAAACTATAAAAATTATAATACGTAAACACTTTTTTCTTACGCTCGTTATAGGTGACACGCATTTGATATTTTTGCATAATATTTAATATTTCGTCCTGTGTTATTTGATTTGGTACAACCAAATTATAGTTATGCTTAACATTCTCCACAATTTCTTTATTTTTATTTATATACAGAAACGTAATAATTAAAGACGTAGTATCGGTTTTAATAAATTGGGAATATTCATCATAAAGAATATTATTTTCGATTGTATTAATCCAACTAGTATCTAATATAACATCAATAGACGAATCCGACCCTGAGTCCGACCCTGAGTCCGACCCTGATTCCTCTTCACTACCATCAATTATAATATCATCATAATCTCCACCAGACATCTTTAATGAAATCGGTTATTTATTATATACAAATACACGTAATAAATAACAAGATAAATCGCATTTTATTTATAAAACCGATCATAACTCGTATCACAATTATCCACGAGAATAGACGTAGGGATATGAATATTTGAATCTGCACTATTCCCACTATTATAGTTATCGTCACAAGACATATCGATTGATGGCGATTCTGCTATTTTCATAAATGCTCCTAAAAATATATTATCCCTTGATAAAACATTAGTAGTTTGAGATACAGTTTTGGCTTTATAAACAGTACTAACGATCGGTGCAGTAATGGTTTCAACCTCAACTACTAGAGGAATAACAACAGGAACGGGTACAATTTCTGTTGAATCCGCGATATCAGCCTTTATTTTCAATTTATTTTTTGTCCAAATATTTGTTGGACACCGTATTTGGGAAGAAGAAGAAGTAGCACCGCCGGTTAATGACGGAAATTGTTCTATATCTTGAATATTTATATTCACGGTTGTTGGTAGTGGCACAGATTTAGTTTCTAATGTTTCTGATGAATGACGAAATGACGAATCATCTCCTTGCCTGCGATTAAACTGAATTTTTGAATTATGAATAAAATAATTGTTTCCTTTGTTACTTAATGAGGAAGTATCGCTTCTAGTTTGCATAATGTTATTACGTTTTGCAGATGATGTTGAAAAAGAGGAGGAAAATGAATCTGCATTCGTCGAATTTTGAATAAACATGTTAGGCTTATGATCGGTATCTTTTACATATTTCCACTCTCTGCCATCTCTGCCATCTCTGCCATCTCTGCCATCTCTGCCATCTCTGCCATCTCTGCCATCTCTGCCATCTCTGCCATCTCGGCCATATTCACCTACATTAGTTGAACTCGTCAAAAAAACGTTGTTTGCTTTTTTATCTACACGTTGTTTTTTTGAACTCGAAGTATTCTTGGGAGTATGCAGATGATCTCTCGATGTGGCGTCGGCGGGTACCAAGAATGGATTGTTATTCACATTACTTCGTGGACTGTTGTTACTGTTTTCAGGCTGTTTTGATTTTTTTGAATAATTACCACCACCACCGCCAGAACTATCACCTGTATTCTTTACCAAATCATTTTTATTCTTATTATTGTATTTGTGTTTTGTTTTGTTTTCAGAATTATTGTAACGTTTACGTGTATTTGAAGTAGAAATATCCTTCGAAATGGCGAAATCGTTGTGTATTCTTGAATCAACGCTTTGTGTTGCCATCATGAATTATATTAATCTATGATAATAATTAATTATAATATGTTTAATATGTATTTATCATGTTTCGGGTTATGTTATCAATCACAAAATATAAAAAATTGAACAAGAAAAAACAAAACGTATGAAATGCACTAAAGTGTGTCAATACCCACCAGAAACTTCATCTACCACAATAGATACGATGAGCAACGAATATAACAACAATCCAAGAACTCCAGAAATAATATCACCCGGTGGTTGGGGCGAGAGAAAGTCATCAGCTACAAATACAACAACGTGGAGATCATCATCGTCTGAATACGACTATCCTGCGTTATGTATTCCTCGTTCGGTTGCATCGATGTCTACAAAAGAAATCGAGCAAACATTTAACCGCACAGGTCTTGGGGTTGTTAGCAAGGTAGTAGTTAAGCCCAAAAAACACATTCTAAATGAATGGGAACAAATTGTTAACGAAAGTACAAAAATAACAGAAGTTGAGTATTCGAATATTTATGTGTATTTCAAAAAATGGAACACGGACGATCCAAACGTTAGCGAATATCGAAAGAGATTGCTTCAAGGACGCACGATTAAAATCGTATTTGAAACGCTACCGACACCGGTTTTCTGGAGATGTGTTGCAGCCAAATTCTAATCTATCGGAACGACAACGACAACGACAACGACAATTAAATAATAAATAATAATAACATATCAATATAATAATGCATCGTAAACAAGAAAATAACAAAAAACATAAGAAACATGAAAAATCAAGCAACCTACATTATTTTTATCTAACGACAAGTGCTCTAATCGATAGTTGTCCAATACCCAAAATTCATATACAAAGTAAAAAAGATAATTCTAATGTGTTGGTTATTCATGCGAAAGCATCTATGAAAATGTCAGAATATCTAAAAAAGTCAAATATCCATATGGAATATTATCATGCAGAAAAAATGATAGATTGCATCGGAAGACAGCTACAAATATTAGAAAATAATGACATGGGAATCCCAATATTTAATTTAGATGATATTACAGTTTTTTTTATTAAAAAAATGAAAACATCACAATTTACCGGAGTAGATAGCGATAGCGACGAGAGGAGCGACGACACAAGCGACGACGACGACGACGACACCAGCAACAACAACATTTTATATGATAATAAATACTCGATCTATTTTGCAATTACAAATGATGAAAAAATATGCACATTTAAAGACGGAAATATAGTAGATCCCGACGCATCAATAGATACAATAACCAAACCATCAGCATCACTTCTAACCGATAACTCTCACCAACAAATTGTAATTAGTACACCTTTAAATACCGAATTTGCATCATACCAAAAAAACAAAACATTTATGTCGCCGGAATATGAAACATTCATGAAAGTAAAGAAGATACCTTATGACATACATTTTAAATCAGGATATTATAGTTTTGGACTATTATGTATATACTGTATATTAACGAAGAAGCCGGTATCATTCGATAAAACACAACAAGATGATAAAGAAATAGAACCAGAAATCGAAGATTGTCTAATTTCGAAAACGAGAGATAATGGAAAGGGTGGGGGTCATGAGGGCACACTGTCGAACATGTCGATTTTAAAGTATTTACGATCGATAAAAAATACAAAAATATATTGGTTTTTAATCCGAGTTCTTAAAGAAAATCCATCGGAACGCCGATATATTTGTGTGTAACTACTACGACCTACGACCCCCTCCAACATAATTATCTGGTAATGCCTTTGCAGCGACAGCCTGTTGCCACGTGAGATAATTGACATCACACCCAATATGGCGAATATATAATGGAAAATGTGTGAATTTATTGGGCTCTTTCAAAGACAAACACTCGCGCGCCTGAACCCGCCCCTTCTCGATATAGTCGCTCTGCGACATAGCACTTTTAGGTGCACTCTTTGTAACAGGCTGCCACCTAACACGCTTTTTAATACCTCCGTTACCGACATAATGCGAGCAAACCACGCCATTTGCACACGGATTAACCGGTGCGATGGTCTTGGTTGTTGCGCACTTCATAACAATTTGAACACGCTTTTTAATATAATCCGACTGCGATTTAACATCTAAAGTTGCAGATGCAATATCCTTGTGCCACGATCGCGGATATTGCCCACCCTTAATCCACCTATATTTCATATCGATCATGGCTGAATTTCCCTTGGAAGATTTTTTTATGATGGAAGGATTATTCACCGAAAAATACCAGGAACTATTTCCATGCGCAAAACGCCCAACACCACGTCCACCACCACTCCAACCACCGGAACCAACCATTCGAACAGCGCCGATTCCACGTAAATTACGAATACCGCCATTAATCGAAAATCCGGCCCGACTGCCATCACCGCCAATTTGAGCTCCAGTTTTACCAGAATTTCCCAAATGACCGGATATAGGTGCAACACGAGGGTGATTCTCTCGCACCTTTCTCCGCATAACTACGATCGACATTTTAGATAATTACTTTGTAATAATATATAATACCTAATTATAATAATTACAATAATAATTACAATAATAATAATAAACAAACATAAACAATTATTATTATTATTAGTACAACCCAACAACCCGCATCACCAAATCCACACATTCATCTTCGTAATAAGTACATAATGAGCATGAACGGTGTTACTAAATACGAGCTATCGATATATTTGTCAAAAAACAGAGACGACCCGGACTGGGTTTCTAGATATACCGAAAAGGTGCGTTTACATAACGATAATATTATGAAGGGTACAACCACTTTAGATTCTGGGTTTGACCTATATATGCCAGTAGACGGCTCTGAATACGGATATGGCGAGGGTAATATTCTCCGAAATAGCTTGAAGTCTAACGATCCACCGTCACCTTTGGACGTTGGAGTAGATGGTGCGCGCGCCCTAAATTTAGGTATTAGATGTTGTATGCGAGAGAATTCAAGATCCAACCCGATGTATCTACAAGAAAATATGTTATCATCGAATATTGAAACTGTAATGTCTTATGCAGATCCGGTTGTTGTAATGCCCACACAACCTGCATCAGTCCCCCAAAAACCATGTGGATTTTATCTATATCCGAGATCAAGTATTAGTAAAACACGAATGAGGCTTGCAAATTCGGTAGGAATTATAGATTCAGGGTATCGCGGTGATATTATCGCTGCAGTAGACACCATCGGCCTGTTTGGAAGTACAGATATATGGAATATATGGAAGGAGACGTTATCTCCGATTAAGAAATATGACCGATATTTTCAGATATGCTCGCCAAATCTCTCGCCGTTCTTGGTTCACATCGTAGAAACAGAGGAGGAATTAGGTGCTCGAACTGCGAGAGGCACAGGTGGATTTGGCTCAACCGGTTTGTAATTCTCGTCAAAAAACCCGAAACAATTACTGCATGATCGACAAACGCCGTTTAAAGAAAACGAAAGTAA